TCAGCCATGTTGTTAGCATCATAGTCAGGGTAAAAGTTCCAAGTTGATACAGACTCAACTCTTGGAACAGTTTTACTCTCTGGTGAGTAATTACCCTCTTCATCCCAGTTAGCTTTTTCTTTATCAAAAGCAAAAGGTCCTTTAATTATTCCTGTACCAAATAAAGCCATCTCAAACGCAACTGTTCTTAAATGCTTAGATGCATTTGACTCCTCCAACTGGTCAAGAATAGTTTTTTCCATTCTCTTTGCAGCTTTTTGTGCAGGGTAATATGTTTGTGATGTTGATGTTAGTCCTTGTCCAGACTTTATCTTTTCTCTTATACTTTCTAGGTCATCTTCAAAAGCCCCTAGTTTTAAGTCTTGTAGTGATTCCTGTGTTGCACCTCGTGGTAAGTCTTGTCCATCTCCAGGGAAACCATATACATTATTTAATTCGTTTAATGCGTTATCTGGCTCTTTGGGGTCAAAGTTTACTGACTCTGTTACACCTTCAGGAATACGAGTGGCTTCTACACCTAGTGGGAATCTTTGTCCTGCAAATAAAACATCTATGATTTGTCCATAAGCTGCAAGAACTTTTGTTTTAGTTACTTTTATAAATACTTGTGATTTTTCTGTTTCAGTAAACTGAGTATCGTTTGTGTATAAACCTCTGTACTGTCTGTATGAGTTAAGCCATCTTTGCTCATCATATAATCGTGCATCTTCTGCAGATTTAAATTTTTCAATAACATAAGCTGCTAATTCATCCTTCGGGTCTTTTGGGACAAATACTAAATCTTCAATATTTTCGTTTTCATTTTCCATGTTTAATATCCAAATACTCTATCTGCAGGAGTCCATTTTCTTGGCATCGCTGCTGGGTCATAATCAAATATAGACTTTGACCTAGGTCGGGTCATTATACCATATCTCAAAGCATCATACAAATGGTCCTCTGCTTTTGTGTCTACATCTTCAGAATTACTTTTATCCAAAGGTATTACAGGTAACTGTGCTATTAAGTTTACACAGTTGTTAAATATAACTAAACCAGCGTTCTCACTAATCTCATCAACTTGTAGTCTTCTATGTAATTCGTTTTTACCTGCCACACGACTACCTTTACTTCTGTCTGCTGGTCGCCAACGACAACCAACTGAAATCATTTGTTCCGCCAAGGAAGGACCCGTGTCACCCCTTTTATGCCAACACGAACTGTCGAGCACACCATACGATATTTGTCCATCATTTCTTTCCGCATCCAAGATAGCAAACGCCAAATCTTTTGCAGTATATTTTGACACGTACATTTCACGATAGACCACCAGTTGCTCAGTAGCTGGGTCAACTGCAAACCATAAGACTGCAGAGTACGAAGAATATCCATAGTCGCACGCCCTAAATTTTCTCCAGTTGTCTGGAATCGTAAATACATCCGTAACGTGATATTTTCTATCGAACTCAGCAAACGCTGCACCTTCTGCAACATCCCAACTTCCCTCCAATAATTGTCTACGCTGTGTTTCTGGTAGAGATAACAGCATCGCTTCATAGTCCCCTTGATTATATAAGAATGGGTTGTCTGCTAGTTTAGCAGGTATGAAGCGTCGTTTAAACAAAGGCTGGTCTGCCTTTGAATGATGTTTAGGGTACTTTAGTGTTTCCCCCGTCGTAATGTCTGTCGCCCAAAACGCTTTATTCGCTGGAGCAGGGTCAATGAACATTTTTTTGACCCAGTTGTGTCCTGGTCCTCCAGGGTTGGTCGTACCACGCATGTATACGGGGAGCGACGGGTCAGCAGTTCTGAGACGCGAACGTAAATAATCCCAAGCATAAGGTGTCGGATACTGTGTTAATTCATCAAAGCCAATATAAGTGAATGCTTGTCCTTGGTATCTTAAAACATCTTTCTCTTGTTCAAGATATGTCATCCATATTCTAGCACCAGACGGGAAAGTCCATTGACTTTTCTTCTCCATCCATTTAGCCCCTGGATAAGCTTGGGGATAAATCTCCTGAGATTTGTGTATAATCTCCCTAAGTTCGTCGTTTGTACGTCTTAATATAAGAGCGTTCATATTAGAGTTGTTGCAATAACGTAATGGGTCTACTATTAAACTATACGTCTTGCCTCCTCCAGCAGCTCCTCCATATAATACTTCTCGTTCTGGAGCAGCTAAAAAATTTGTTTGTGGTCCTGGGTTTGGCTCAAACAATACTGTTTGACTTGGTTCCTCCTGGACAGAATAAGTTTCAGGTAAACTCTCTGTAGCTTTCTCTGCAATGTCATTATCTTCTGTGCTCCTAGCTATGTTAGCTATTTTACGTTGTGCTATATTTAAACGCACTCGTGCAGACCTTTGTTGTTTCTTAGCTTTAACTAATTCTTTTTCTTCTTTAGTTAAAGGCTTGTGCTTTGATGTTGCCTTCAGCTTCGGTCTTGGCGGTGCGGCTTTTTTGTTCAGCATGCCTTCGTCTATCTGTCTTGTCTGTCTTTATACGTTTCCATAAACCCATAGGTGTTATGCTACGTCCTGTATATTCTGTGAGCCATCTTGCTACCTCTGGGTAAGAGGACTCTTTTAAATAATCTTCTGCCATTGATAACGCTTCTAGTTGTTCATCTACTGGCTCTAATAAATGTGGGTCGATGCTATTTGCTTCGTATCCCCAAGGAATTGTTGGACCCTTAAGTGTTTTGTATCTGTTAGTTGGGTTCAGTTTCTGTGCTATTGTCATCTGTCTTTGCTGGTAAAATAAATACGCCCATCGGTTTATCTGATGTGACGTTTAACTTCTCTACCTTTGATAAACCAACTCTATCAAGTATTTGTTGAGAAGCTGCTAATCTTTCTCTATTACCAATGGCAGATGGGTCATCAATAACGCCTACCATTGATAATACAGCTTTAGGAGCATTGACTGCCATCTCTAATTCTGCTCTTTCAATTATGTGTTTACGCACTGAGTTAATTATATGGTGTGGATTAGTTGACTCTGAATACCCTGCAATCTTCATAGCCTTAGCATGATTACCTTTAGCAGGACCAAACAGAGCATCTAAGAATTTATTTTGTAATTCTGTTAATTCTTTATGCACGAGGATTCTTCTTTCTAGCTGTTTTGGTTCTAGCAAAAGAACGATTTTTGCTTTTTGATTTTACAGATAATTTAGTTTTCTTATTATTCATAGGATTACCTGTGGTGTGATGTACGTCTTTGCCATCACCTTTGGTGACTAAACCACGCTTTGCCATGATTGCCCGAGCCGCATTTCTTGATGCCCTTCTCTTTTTTTGTTTTGGCTTAGCGTGGTATCTGTCGTACTCTTTTCTATAGTTTCGTTTCATTTCTTTTTACGTGTAGTCTTTCTTTTTCTACCAGAAGCTGTAACTGACCATTTAACAGCTTTAGGTCCTGTCTTTTTTCTAGCTTCTGACTTACTAATTCTACCTGCTACTGCTTTTGGTCTACAGGCAGGGTATGGTCGAGACTTTTTTTCTTTGCCTGACCTGCCACATTTCTTACCTGTTTTAACATCACGCCAGTCTTCTTTAAACCATTTAGTTAAGCCACCTGTAGGTTTAGCCATTAGTATGTACCACCACGTTTCTTATAGGTACGCACAAGCCAGGCATTTGCGTATGCACTTGGGTATACCTTGAACTTACGTTTAGCTTCTGCTTTAACTCTTGCATATAATGCAGGATTCTTCGGTTTAGCTCCTCCAGTTTTTCTAGTTTTTTTCTTTGCTGCCATGTGATACTCCTCCTACATGCATAAGTCTTCATACTTAGTTGTATGAAGTCTGTGTTTAGCCAACTCTTGTGTAGTCGCTACGCCTATATTACTGTTAGACATTATAAATTTTATTAACCAGTTTATCATAATTTTCCCATCCATTTTGCCAATAGCCATGCTAAAATTCCTGCAAAGAATAATATAAATATAAACGCTATTCCATATCCGACATACTCTATGAGTTCTTGTTTACGTTTTTCTGCCATCTTTTCTTGATAACGTCTTGACTTCCTAGCTTCTGCTTGAAACCTTTGCCAGTCTTGCCAAAGTCCAGGTCTACCTAAATAAATCATTATCTTCTTGAGTTCTTCTTCTTTCTCTCTTATTTGTTCAAGAGCCATGAACTCTTCTAAGTCTGAGCCTCCACCACTAGCTTTTTTCTTATTTGCTTTCTTTTCTAACTGTTCTTTTGAAAACACAAAATCAGATATCTGTTTTACACAACCTGAAAGTTCTTTTCCGTTAGATACAAAATTTTTTATTATCCCGAATGCTGCATTTGCTGCTGCTAATTCTGCTAACATTATCTTTTCCTTTTTGGTTTACAATATGCAGTTATTCGTAAATTAGGTCCTTCCTCTTGTGGTATAGACGGCTGTTTGTGTAGTCGTTCTGCAAAATACAAACACCTATCTATATCTTGGAAAGTTTGTGTTTGGTCTATTACTCTTACTCCCATCATAAACACAAGCACAAACTCAATCATTAATTAACAAAATCCAACTCTAACTGTTCTTCTGTGGGCTTATCATTATGACAGTCACAGTTACATTCTTCTACATCACACTCATAACACTCGCAAGTCTTACATCTATTTTTTCTTTTTTCGTTCATTTGCCCTCTTTAAACTCTCTTTT